GCGCCCCCCCGCGCCTTTCGTACCGCCGCCGAACAGCTTGAGGATGCTGCTGACGATGCCGCCAGAGCCTCCGGTGTCGGAAAGGCCCTTCATGGCGGCGGCAAAGCTCTGCACTTCTTTGGTAGAGCCGTTGACCGCCGGGGTGATGCCGTTACTGAAGAGGTCTGCAATGCTCTGCAGCGCCCCCTGAATGCCGCCCTGCGCGTAGTGCTCATTGATGGCGGTCATTGCATCGTCTGCCCATTTCAGGATGGTGTTTCGCTGCTCTTGCGTCACCTGTCCGAAAATGACCTTTACCACATCCCCGGCGATGGCCTTGCCGTCTTTGTTCTTGATGTCGGTAAAGAGAGACCGCACCAGCCCGAAAATGCCCTTGTCAGACTGCCCCTGAATCTCAGAGATGTACTTTTCGGTGCGGGAAAGCGCAGCCTGGATGCTTTTTTCAGCCTCTTCGGTGTCGGTCTTGGTGTTCTGGAGCACACCGTCGATATAGGTGTTGATGGTCTTGGTGGTCTGGGCCACGCCATCGACGATACTCTCCTCAGTCTTGGTCTCGGTGGTCTTGATGTGCTCGGTGCCATCGGCGTACTTCTCCGTGACCTCCTGAATCGCGGTGGTCACGCCGCCCTCTACCTTGCTGGTGGTGCGGGTCAGGGTGGCCGCCAGCGTTTTCGACATATCGTCGTATGTCTTTGTGGTTTTGGTCACCACGCCGTTGACCTTGGTCTCCACCTGCTTATAGGTGGTCTCGATGCCATCGACCATCTCCTTGCCGGTCGTGGTGGTGGTCTCGGTGATTCGGTCTTTGATGCTGCCCGCGCTGTCCTTGACCTTTTCGGTGAGAGTCTGAATGCTGGTGGTCACGGTGCCGAGGGCGTTCTGAGCGGTAGTCGTAGCCGTTCTGGAGATGGACGAAATGACCGTTTCGGTGGTGGACTTTGAGCCAGGCTTGCCGCCGGAGGAGCCGGACGGGCTGGTTGTAATGGAGCTTTCATTTTTATCAAGCCCATACTGCTTTGCCATCCGTTCGCCGTACTGTTTCCAGTAATTGGTGTCTTTCTGGCCTGCTTTCTGGTTTTGATATTTGTTATTGAAACCCTCCCAATATACGGCATCCCAATCTCCTTTCGCGAGAGAGATGTCTCCGCTTTTTAGTGCATCAATAACTGCCTTTAATCCAGCAAATGCGGATTTTGCCCGGTCGGCAACATCGGCCAAGCCCGTAACTTCTCCAATCAGGCCGGTCCATCCATCTTTTTTGTAGGCATCCTGTGCTGCGACGGTCATATCGTTGAGTTTTTCAATGACTTTCCCAACGGCACCAGAAAGGTCTTGCGTCATAAGACCCGCCAGTTGGCTCACGTTATCCTTCAACGTGGATACCCGGCCATTCATGGTCTGGCTTTGGGTGTCCATGGCGTTGTAATATCGTCCGCCCTCTTCGCTGGCCGCGATAAGGGCCTGCGACAGCAAATCATAGCTGATGGTCATCTTCTGGACTTCTTGCACCGATTTTCCGGTGTAGTCGGCCAAAACCTGATAGATATTGATGCCCGCATAGGCAAACTGCTTGATGTCGATAGCGGACGCCTTGCCCACGTTGGCGATCTGCTGCAAGTTCGCCGACATGCGGGACAGCTCTGCATTGCCGCCGCCTGTAGCCGAAACAGCGTCGCCCAGCGCCATGATGACCTTGCGGGAGTATCCCGCGTTTTCACCGGCGCTGATGAGCAGCTGGTTGGCCTGTGTCAGGCTCGCCACATCAAATGGGGTGCGGGCGGCATCCTCCTGAATGGCGTCCATGGCCGCTTTAGCCGCCTCAGCGCTGCCCAGCATGTTGGTAAAGCCGGTGGTATAGCTTTCCAGCTGAGCGTTGTACTCGATGCCGGTCTGGATAAAATCCTTGCCCGCAGACAGGGCCATGGAGCTTACTTTGGAGATGATCCCGGTAAGCAGGTTGGCTTTGGTGATGGCTCCGGTGAGAGAGCCGCTGGCGGTCTCGGATGAACCGCCAAACTCCGTCATGCCGATGTTCGCTGATTTCAGGGCCGAGGTGGTCTCTTTCAGTTCGGCTCGGGCAGAGGCCAGAGCCGCTTTCAGCTCCTTTGTCTGCGCAGAGGTGCGCCCGGTCTTTTCAGCCGATTCGTTGTACCGCTTTGTCAGTTCGGCAACTTTCTGCGCCGCTTTGCTGTACTCGGAGCCCAGCTCCGTGACAGCCCTTTTGGTGCTGTTCTGCACGTTTTGGATACTCTGCCGGTAAGCGGAATCATCCAGCGACAGAGTCGCCTCCAGATTAAAGATATTCAGGGCGTTTCACCTCCTCCGCACAGCTCCGCCAGGGCCTTTGCGTTTTCGGCGGTGATCTGCTCCGCCGTGCGGGTGTCTTCCTTGGTGTGCAGCAGGGGGAAATGCCTGGATGCAAGCCCGGAGTAAAGGGGCTGGATGCCGAGATACTGCCCGATGGCGTCAGCCACATAGTCCCGGAAAAGCTGTGCCTCCTGATGCCTGCGCACCTCGGCGCGGATATGCTCCATGATGTACGGCTTGCCCAACAGCCGGAGCATATCCAGCCGGATGGTGGATACCAGCCGCCGGTAGCCGTCCGCGCCGATCACATCAAGGACTGAAAAAAATCCATGAAATCCACGTCCCGGAGCGCCCGGCTCATGGCAGAGGCCAGCATCCGGGTAGGCGGCTGCTCCTCGTCCTTGTCCAGCGCCACGAACAGGGGCAGGATGCCGAGGGTGAGGTCTGCCTTGTCCGTGTAGAGCAGTTTGGTCATGTCCACAGCGTTTTTGTTGGCCTGCGCCCGGCGCTTTTCCAGCCGCTCCGCGTCCGTTTCCGTGCCGGTCAGCTCTGGCTCGCGGCCCAGAATGTCCATCACGCCGGAGTCTGCCACGTACTTTTTATAAGCCTGCGCACACTCATAGGTGCGCTTGAGGTATTCGGTGCCGTCGAGATCGATGATGTTGCGCATATGTCCTCCTTAGTCCCCGGTCGGGGCCTTGACGATCGAGTAAAATTCCATGGGGGCCCGAGTGGGGTTTTCCAGGTCAGCGTAGCCGGTGAGGGTGATCTGCATGGAGCCGCCGCCCCGGTGAGCCGTCTTGAGGCTCAGGCCGCCGGAAGAAAGGGCGTTGAAAATTTTGCAAACCAGAAAGCCGCCGCCGATCATAGGGCCAACCCAGTACAGCTCCCTGTAGTCCTTCAGAGCCGCCTCGATGCGGGGGACCACATGGGTGGGGTCGTCCGCGTCGATGTCAGCCGTGCCGATGGCCAGCTTGAGCACATCGGGGCTTGCGTTTGGAGTGGTAAAGGCGATGGTGGCGGTGGTTCCGGTGACCTCATTGCCCTGCTTGGTGTTGGTGGGCGCGTTGTCGATGTCGGCCAGCGTATCCTCCATGCTGTTGCTGTAGGAGATGGTCACACCGCCCTGCGTGGCGCATACGACATTGGTGCTGTCGATTTTGGGGGTGGAAAGGTCGAATGTGGAAAGCAGATTGCCGGAGCCTTTGGGGATGCTCTTGAACGCATCCGGGGTCAGCACATTGACCGCGAACTTTTTTGCCAGAGTTTCAGGCATAAAGAATCCTTTCTCACGGGACAAGCCGTGTAAGCTCAAAATTGAGGTATTCGCACAGATAGCCCTCGGGCGGGTTGTCGAGCGGCTGCGCCCACGGGCTGCCTTTGCGCAAAAGAATAGCGCCGCTCTCGCATTCGATGGTCAAACCATCTGCAAGGGCTGCGCTTATCTTGTCTTCGGTCTGTAAAATAGGCGTCCGGCCTTTGGCACTCGGGTACCAAAGCCGGGCGTGGAAGGTGCCGGACTCATTCCAGCCGCCGGGAATTGTCGGCTGATAGGTCAGATACGGCAGTTCTGCACCGGGAGGAATGTTATCTTCCAGGTAGCCGGGGATGCCAAAGCCGTTAAAAAAGGCGTTCAGCGCCCGGTTGATGCTCTCAGACGGTCCCATTACGGCAGCACCGCCTTTTTGCACTTCACGGCCCGCAGACCCATGCCGGACTCTGCCGGGGCGCTGCCCTCATCGGCTGCGCTCGTTACCTGAAAGGTCTGCCCATCGCTCGCCCGCTTGATGTAGTCCGGGAAAGCCAGCGGCACACCGGCGTTGACCAGCAGCGTATAGGTAGACGCTGTAGCCGCCTGCTCTGCAACCTGAGCCTCCACGGTGGTATCGTGGCGCTCTACAGCCTCAAATTCCGGGCCGTCCGTCCAGCCGGACACAAAGCCGCCGACGCCGTCCGGCTCATAGCTGCGGGTCTGAAAACGGTATTTTTTCGTGAAGCTCTGCATCACGGTGGATGCAGTGAACGAATTGACCATGTCACATCTTCCTCCACTGGTTGATTTCGGCCCGGAATTTGGTCTTGCCGTCCGCGGGAAGACCGTCCGCGTCTGTAGCCATCGTGCCGGACCAGCCGCCGAAGGACTGGGACACATACACGCCGCCGGAAGGCAGCGCCTTGTCGTATGCGTCGATTTTCTGGGCCAGCGCGGCAAAAGCGGGCGGCACGCGCATGGGCTGCACCGTGCCGTTAAAGGTCTCGGTCATCAAATCACCGTCCCCAGCTTTGTGTACGCCATCATTGAAGATAGAGCCGCACACGAGGAAATACTGCCCCGGGACTACCCCGGCGGGAACGGTATCCGGCTCAAAGACAAACTCTCCGGCAACGGGGTCGTCTGCCCGGTCAAAGAAATTGTGCGTCAGTGCGCACAGCTCAGGGACGGTCATTGGGCGCCTCCTACTCAAAAGGGGCGATTACTCGCCCGGGGTGATAGTCTGAACAGAGATGCCATCCAGATACTCAGCGAACAGGGTCATGCCCATGACGGCGAAGCTCTCAGAGACTGCGGTGTGGTAGTTGCCCTGAGTGTGGAAGCCGATGAGGTTGCTTGCCTCGCCCGCAGTGGTGTAGACCAGACCGGCCTTGGAAAAGTCGCTGTCGGCGGGGTCAACATAGTACAGGACGATGTTGTCCACCGGGGTTGCGATGACCTTTCCACGCGCGATTTCGCCGCTGGAAAGCAGGAAGATGGTGTTGTAGCCCATGAAGTCCTTGATGTACTGGAAGCCGAACTGGTTCTGGACAGTGATGTTGGCCGCGCCCAGGTACTCGTACACATCCAGAATGTTGGCAAAGCCCACGACGCCGGTGACGGTGCGATGCATGTTCTTGAACTTGTCCTCAACGCTGCCCTTGGCCATCGCCAGAGCCATCTGGAAGGTCTTGGGAGTGCCTTTCAGGGTGCCGGTGTTCAGGTACTTGTAGAAGCGGTCGGTGACGTTCGCGGTCAGCTGGTACAGGAACTCGTCATCGGTCTTCTGAACGGCGACATCGTAGCCGTACTTCTTGATGGCTTCCAGAGAGACGGCTTTGGCGAACTTTTCGACAGTAATGTCAGCATAGGTCTTTTCTTTGACGGTGAACTTGCTGTAGGGGATTTCCTCGCCCTCCGCAACAGTGCCGCTCTGAAGCGTACCCTCGGCGTACTTGCTCTTGAGGGTAGTGCCGGGCTGCATACGAATGGGGCGCATGATGCCCATGATGTCGCGCAGATGCTGCCAGTTGCGCTGGAAACGGGTGACGAAGTCAATTTCCCGGGGGTTGACGGTAATGTCGGTAGTTACGATAAGGTTTTCTTTTGCTGCCATGTGTTATTCCTTTCCGCCGCCCGTAAAAAGGTCGGCATTTGCAGCAATCGCGGCCTGACGTTCGCCAGCGTCCTTGATTGCAAAAATTTGGTCTTTGGTCATTTTGGAGCCGGTGTTGGTGGGCGGGGTGTCAACCTTTGCGCCGGTGGTCGTGGTTGTAGCCACAAAGTCGCCCCATACGTCTTTCTGGCTGTCCATGAACTTCTTTGCGTCCTTGACCTTGCCGTTCTCGTCCAGCTCCAAAGCATCGATGTCCGCGCCGGTCATTTTTACAACGCGGTCAAGGTGCTTTTCCAGCACGCCATTGTCCTTCAGCAGCTGCTTGTATGCCGCTGCTTTCGTGGCCCGGGTGTCCTTCTGGGTCTGCTGGGCCTTGTAGTCGGTCAGCGCCTTTTCAGCGGCCTGCTTGTCGCCATTGGCTGCGTCACGGTCCTTTTCGGCCTGTGTGCGGGCTGCTTTTTCTGCATCCAGCTGGTCCTTGAGTTCGTCTGTCTCCTTGTGCAGGGCGTCCAGAATGGCTTTTGCCTTGTCATCGTTGGAGGTTTCGGGGTTCTCCAGAATCGTGCGGATGTCAGCTCTTTTGAGTGCCATGTGATAGTCCTTTCTGCCCTTGCTCGGGCTGCCATGCTTGGCAATAAGGTTTATTTGCCGGACGTGCTGCCGGTGTGGTGCCGCCTGTGGGGCTTGAACCCACGGCCCCCGGATTACAAATCCGGCGCTCTGCCAGACTGAGCTAAAGCGGCATAAAAAAGCGGCTGACGCTGTGCGCCAACCGCTGAATATTAAATTGACTTTTGAGCGGATACCATGATAACGCGTGTTCCTTTTCCGTATGCATTATCGCAGAGTTCCTGAAGATGTTCTCTTGCCTTCTGCATTTCTACCACAAGTATCCGTTCTTTGGTCTCTTGCTGGTAATACGGAGATAGGTCAACGCGTGGGTCGCTATTTTGTTCAAACATTTCTTGAAGTTTTTTGAGGTCTTCAAACGTACATCCTTCAACCATAGCGGTGTAAACAATGTTATCCATGTTTTTTATCCACCTTTTCAAAAAGCTCGTCCAACGCTTCTTTTGCAAACTTTTCTTCTTTTGCGGCTGCAATCTCCGCAAATTTGTTCATTGTAAGAAGATATGCACTCACAATTTCCAATTCTTCCTTTGAAAGGTTTTCTCTAAGGACCTTATCCACTTTTATGGCAACTTTATAGGTTTCTTCATCGTCATAGTCGTAAATGCTCATGTTTAAGCCTCCTTGTTTCCTTCTTCCACCGCGATTTCTCGCAGCTCTTCGATGTGCTCCTCCACCGCCGGGCGGAGAAACGGGCGAGGGGCCATGCCCCGGGTAAAGTGCCATTTGCCGTTGAAGTCTTTCCAGACCCACGGCGTTTTTCTTCCGTTGCCCTTCTCGGCAAAGATGCCCGTGCCAAGCTCAACGTAGACGCTGTAAAAGAGATTGCTGCCGATGGTCACGGTCTTTTTTGCAAGGTCTACGGCGTAGGTCAGGCTCTGCTTGAGCGCGCCGCCCACGTAGCCCTCAATGCCCGTACTGTCTGCCGTGCCAGTAGGCACAAGCAGCTGGGCGTAGTCCTGCACCTTCATGCCCCAGATGGTCAGCACCCGCTCTGCCCACGAGTCCAGCGCCTCATGCAGCTGCGGGGTGTTGTCGGCGAATTTGATGTCATACTTAAAATCCATGCTATACTCCATGTATAACAAAACCCCGCCCCGGTGTGGGGCAGGGTCGGTTATTCAGTTACAGGTACAGCAGCCGGAACGTCTCTCGGCCTTTGGGAGTGATAAGCGTCTGTACGCCACTCCACTGGGTCTTGTCGTTCTTGGCTTCCTTGACCTCGAACAGGCCGCTGTTCTTGTCCTCTCGGGGCAGCAGCTTGCCTTTCTGGTCACGGTAAAGGAATTTCTTTTCCAGCAGCCATGCCACAAAGGCTTTGGGCTTGATGCCCAGCTCCTTGGCGGTCTCCCGAAAGTTGGTCAGCAGATTGCGGTCAACCAGCTCGTCAAAATACTCGGCCTTGGGCTGCATGATCTGCTTCTCCACGGTGAGCTGACTGTTCTGTGCGGTCAGCTCACAGATGCGGGCTTCCCGGTCTGCAAGGGTCTTGTTTGCCACAAGCAGCGCCTTTGCCATCAGCTCTTCCGGGGTGAGCTGCTCCTGTCCGGCGATGTAACCGCCATTCTTGCGGATGGAGGGCAGCACCTCGGACGTGACCCATTTGCGGAACGGTTTGGCTTCCGGCTTGTCGCTGCGGAGAATGACGTTGTACAGGCCGCTCTCATTGATGATGTAGGTGGACTGCTTGCGACCCATGCTGTCGATGACCTCGGTCTGACCGACCTCATCCTCATCCATGCGCTTGGCGGTGTCCGTGATGTGGGAAATGCCCAGCACTGTGCACACGTCCTTGAGGACAAACCACGGTTCGCCGCCCATCTCTACGGTGCGGACTTCGTTGGACCGGTAGTTGAAAATCTGGATGTTACTCATGCGGTTACCTCTTGTTCTGCAATTTGATAGTTAAGTACTTCGTCTACTTCCTTTTCCAGACCGGTAAGGGATGCAAACAGGGCCGTCAGCATGGAGTTGTACATCGGGGCTTCTCTCCAAATCTGGATCACAAGCTCGCTGGTGCGCTCCCGCTTGATCATATCGGTCTTGTGCGTTTCCTCAAACCAGTTGGCAAAGATGTTCAACAGGTCGTGCATTACTCGGAGTTCACCAGAAACAGCATCCAGTTCAAGCTCCACTTTCGTGATTTTTGGTGTTTCCATTGCTAAAACCTCACATTTTACTTGACAAATCGCTTATAAAAAAATAAAATGGAGGTGCAAGGGGCTTCTTGACTGGTTGCTTTCTTGTGTCTTAGCGGTTCAGCGTTCCAGCGCTGGCCGCTTTTTTATATGCGTCAAACCGTGCCAACTGCTCGGCTCTGGTGAGCTTTGCAAACTCCTTGCTAGTCACGGAGCATCACCTCCCGGTATTTGCTCCCTTGCACCTCTGACCTCCTTTCCATGCATCTATTATACTGCGAATTGCGTAATTCGTCAATACGTTTTCCGTAATTTTCAAAAATATTTTTTACGTTTTGCGTATTGACTATTAACGGATGGCGTAGTATTATAGATGTAGGAAAAGAGGTGTTAGAAATGTCGATAAGCTATCACTTAAAGGCCTTGCTCGCAGACGCAAACATGACCCAAAAGGAACTCGCTGAAGCTACTGGGATTAGACCGCCTACCATATCAGCAATCTGTCTTGGCACTATCAAGCAGTTTCCCGTTGGGGCGCTTGACAAAATTTGTGAGGTGCTTCATTGTCAGCCCGGCGATATACTGGAATATATCCCGGATGACCCGAACAAGCCACAAGCGGACGCTGAAACCGATGCCCTGCGTGCGGCTCTGCTCAACCAAATCAAAGGTCTGTGACCTTTAGGCTCTGCCGGGTGGCAGGGCCTTATTTTTATGCTTCATTCTCGTTCCTTCTTCCTCCTGCTCTGCCCAACGTCAAGACATTCATTTTCTGAATCCTTCCATTGTCCTAATAATGCGTTTGTGTGCTCCATGCTTCTTTGCGCCATTTCCGTAGGAAGGCCGCGCGTGTTTTGGCTTAATGTAACCACACGGAGGCTTAAAATCACGGCAAAAGTTCAAGAAAAAGTCATCGTTGATTACGACAATCCCAAACTTCTTATTTTTCATGCTTTGCGCTCTCCTTTCTCCGTTTTCTCTCTTCTGCCCACTACATTTGCTCTTTTTCCTTTCCGCCCTTGGATTTATACCACTCGTTGTAGTCCATGACGGGCGTTGTCTCTTTGGTCACATTGTCTCGCTGCATGGCGTTCTGCCGGGGATACCTGCCCAGAGCAGAGGACAGCACACAGCGGCAGTGGTAAACCATCTCCGGGGCTGCGTTGGGGTCGCCGGGGCGCTGAATCTCGTATCCCATGACCTTGAACGGCTCGTCAAGCTCTGCTGTCTGCTGGTCAAGCAGGCGGTGCATTTCACGGGTGCGGTAGTCGTGGGTGGAGTTCCACCGCTTTTTGACCTCGATGCCCAAAGCCTGGGCGTTTCGCATCTGCTGCAAAGCCCCGGCATTCTGGGCGCTGGTAAGGGCTGTGATGGCGTTGTTCATGGCCCAGTGTATTTCCGTGTCAGCCATGCCGTTTACGGCCTGCACGGCGATGTCATGGACGCTTTTGCCCTGCACGATACCCTGCATGACGTAGCGATTGAACACCCGGGCGTCATAGGTGCGGTTGCTCTCGCTCTTGATTCGCTTGTTGGGTACCATGCAGGGGTTCTCCTTCAGCAGGAGCTTGACCGCTTCAGTGTTGTACAGGGTCAGCCCGAACGTCACGCCTGCGGCCTGTTCCAGCTCGTAGAAAGCCCAGTTTGCGCCAAAGGAAAAGATGTTGTATTGCTCGTCCCGGGCCAGCTTGTAGGCCGTCTCTTGGGCTGTGGTGCAGGTCTGCGTGATGCCGTCCAGCTTGGCGTGCATCAAATCGGACTGAAAGACCTGATTTTGCAGCCAAATGCGGTAATCCTCTTCGGTGATCTCGCCCGCATCCAGCTGCGCCCGCTTGCGCTCGTCCAGTTGCTTATATTTTGTAAGAAACTCGGTGAGCTGCTCCTGCATCTCCCGGCGGGCATTGCCGTACACCCGCAAAATGCGGCGACGAAGGCGGTTCAGTTGGCGGGTAGAGATGCGGTCACGGTCAGAAATCACGTTTCATCACTGTCGCCCTCCTCGTCGTCCACGGTCTCCCGTGCTGCGCTCTCAGCCATCAGCGCCGCCTTAGCCCGCTCCTTTTGCTCCGGGGTCAGGTTTGGCAGCAGGTCGATTGCCATGTCCTGCCCGATGATGGCGGCCTCGGAAATCACCATGCTGACCTGCTCAGCTGTGTTGGTGATCTTGCTGCGGTTGAATGCCGGCATAGCATTGTCAAAGCCAGCCAGTGCGCAGATCTGCCGGATGAACGGCTTGACCTGCGCCTCGAAGTCGTCCGCGTTCTGGTTCAGCGGTTCATAGGCCGCGTCCAGATGGTCGTTGGTGCTGTCTGCGCTCACGCAATGCACGTCCAGGCCGCCGAAGTCCTCATACACCCGGGTGTGGAGCAGCTCCAAAAGAGCCTGCCGGGCCGTCACAGGAATCTCGGTGGTGTAGGGGGTGACCTTGCCGCCTCCGCTGGTGTCTGCGCCTGCAATGTGGTACAGATTCAGCTTGACAAGGAACTCCTGCAGCTCGTCATCGGTCATGCCGTTGAAGTTCTCGCACAGCCAGTAGATCTGCGAAAAGTCCTGAAGGTCATTGCAGAAGCCGGACATCACCAGATCGGTGTTGTCGATGTAGGCTTTCAGGCCTACAAGGGTGCTCTGGTGCAGGTCGGAGCCCCACAGCGGCACAATGGGCAGGGCGCTGTAGTTTTCGCCCTCCACGCTTTCCAGCCCGCCGCCGGGTGTGGTGACGGTCACGCTCTTGTATGCCCGCTTCGGCGTTGTCTCCTGCATCACATTGCCGATTTTGCTTTCCGTGTACTCAGTGAAGCCGTCCAGCTCGTACAGGATATAGTGCATATCCGTGTCAGGATTCAGCCGCCAGAAGCGCACACCCGCCTGCAAAAGGCCTGTCTTTTCATCGTACAGGGGCGCGAACTCGGTCAGCTTGAAAACCACCAGATGGTCGTTGTTCCAGAAGCCAAAGCTCTCACCGTGGATCAGGGCGAAATATCCGGCTTTCTGGATCCGCTCATCAAAGTTCTGCCCAAGCTTCCCCTTGTCCACGCCATCGTCCGCAAAGACCACGCCGTTTCCGAGGGAGTAGGTCGCCCGCTGCTTGTTGAGCCGCCGGAAAAGATTGCTCTTGACCATATCGGGGTGTGGGGTGTCCTGCCTGGTGTTTTTGGATAGGCGCTTCAGCATTAAAGCGTAAGCCTGCGCGAAGCGTTCAGCCCCCGGATTTTTCTGGGCATCGTACAGGTCTGCGTCCAGAGCCATCTTGTAGGGCTTGGAAGCGCAGTGCTGTTGCACGAACCGCCGGATGAAATCAGGCTGTTCCCCGGCGGCTTGCGCCTGCTGGAAGGTCTGGAATGTGTATACAGTGCTCAAAATCAATCCCTCAGTTTCACAAGGCGCTTTGTGCGCACGAAATAGCGGATAGCGTCCATGCAGTGGTCGTTGACCTTCAGCACGGTGTCGTCTTTATCTGGATCCCAAGCGTACACGCCGAACTCTTCCAGCGTGTGCTTGCAGTCTTTGTAGATCTTCAACCTCCCGGTCTGCAGCATGGTCTGCACGTCCAGAATGCCGCTCAGAACATCGTTGTTTGCGGGGGTCTGGGTAAAGCCGTTTTTGCGCAGCTCTGTAATCAGGGGCAGGGCAGAGGGGTCAACGATGATTCTCTCCGGCTTGAGACCGTTCAGCCACGCCTTGAGGTCTGCAACATACTCGCCCACGGTCTTCTGGCGTTTCTGTTCGCGCCCGCTGTAGTAATACTCGCGGGTCGCTATCCATGTGCCGGCGTCCAACTGCATCTGGAACAGCAAGAAAACCGTTGCGTTTTGCGTACCAAAGTCGCACGCCACATACGCGCCCTTTGGTGACAGCTCCGGAAGTACATCAACAACGTGCTTCTTGCGGTCGAACATGTCATAAACAAGGCCCTCAGCCACCGTCCACAGGCCCAGAATATAGCGCTGGTAGAAAACGCCGCTGTACTGGCTGCGGTAGCGCTCTTTAATGTCCTCGGCAAGTGACAGGTTGTCGTCCATCGTGAAATGGAGATACATCATCCTGCGGGAGCGGCATTTCCGCACCCACTCGAGATAAAACCAGTGCTGCGGGCTGCCCGGGTTGCAGTTGAACCAGAACTTTGACCCGGTGACAGAGCAACGGGCCGTGGCCTGATTGACGAAGCTTTGCGGCATCAGGGCCACCTCGTCGAAGAATGCCCCGGCAAGGGTGATGCCCTGGATCAGGTCCTGGCTGCTCTCATCCTTGCCGCCGAAAAAGTAAAATTCGTTGATTCGGCCGCTCTTGCTGACGGTCATGCAGTTTTCTGCCCGATGCTCCTTGACGTTGTAGCCACGGGCTGCAAGCTGCTGTTTGAGCGTCCCCAGCACGTTGCGCCGGAAGCTGGCGATGGTCTTGCCGCACATGGCGAACTGCTGGCCGCTGTAGCAGGTCATAGCCCACTGGACGAATGAAAAGCTCATGGCAAAGGTCTTGCCCGAGCGGATAGCGCCATCAGCAATGATGCCGTTGTAACCGCTATATGCGCTCTGCGGTGTCCACCAGCAAAGAACCTGCTTTTGCCGCTGGCTGAGGGCTTTCCAGCGAAAACCGTTACTTTTCCGCATTGTCGTCCTCTTCCTCCGGCAGCATCTCCACGTCATCCGGCAGTCTGATGTCTGCGGCAGCGCTCAGTGCCTCCACAAGACCATCGTCCGGGGCTTCTATGCCGCTCTGGTCTCTCAGCATAGCAAACTTGTCCACGATGGTCCCAAACGCCGTGGACAGCTGCGGCAGCGTTGCCTCTGCGATTTTGCCGGGGTCTGCCATCGCCTGAAGGTACAGCCCGAGAAGATCCTGTGCTTCCTCGCGCTTGCTGCCTAAGTAGGAAAGCATGTCCTGCGTGTTCTGCTCTTTTTTTAAGGCGCACAAATCCGCGCACTTGGGATTATCTTTTACGATTTTCCGCACGGTGCTTTCTGCTACGTCGTTCAGCTTCGCGGTTCTGGCGTAGCTCTGCAACTGCACATAGTCAGCAACGATCTTCTTTTTTTGCCTGTCTGTCAGCCGCTTTGCGCTCACCGCCACCACCTCTCTAAACCCATGCAAAAGAAAAACCGCTCGGAAATCCGAACGGTCAAAATATCGAATGTGCCGCTTGCAGGGCTCGAACCTGCGTCCGCTGGTTACAAATCAGCCGCTCTACCATTGAGAGAAAACGGCATAAGAAGAACCAGCTTTGCTGCATGGAGCTCATCATGCAAAAAGCTGGTTTTTAATTGTATTGTATCAGAAGCGGTTAATCCGCACGGATAGCAGGCCGTGCTCCTTGGATACAGCCACGGCCTCCGATCTTTGCCCGAGGCTCGCGTTTTGTGTGGTCTGCACGGAAACCGAAATGCCGCGCATAGCGCACAAAGTGGCTTTCTTTGTTGCTGATCGGTAAGGCCGAGAGGACAAGGCCAGCGCCGAGACGCGTCAAAAACTTTGCCATGTCGCAAATCAGTTCTTTCAAGCGCTCAAACATTTGTATGCCTCCTCTCCAAAAGTGTCCACTGTGGACACTCTAAAATCACGCTAGCCGCCAGCTGGATTCGAACCAGCACCCACGGAATGGATGTGCGCAGTGGTTGGCTGTGCAGTGATGTTCCCGTGGTATCACCAATGTTGTCCCGCCTTAAATGGGCGGCGCTCTGCCAGTTGAGCTATGACGGCATATAAGCAGCAACGCCGTTATCTGTTTTTACCGGACAGTAAGACGTTGCCGCTACATCTGGAACTTTTGCGGCCAGATGCTCCGCTATTCGCGCCGCCCCCTCAAAGGGTGCGCGTCTGGTGCTGCCAGTTGGATTTGAACCAACGCCCACACCGCATCAACTTCTGCGCTGGCTAAACGCAGAGCCATGGGTGGTGTGTATCGCCAATGTTACCTTGCATGTACCAGATGCAAAGCGCTCTAGCCCACTAAGCTATGGCAGCATATCGTAATGTGTCCACAATGGACACCCGCCGGGTGAATGTTTTATCGTGTCGTGCGCCGCTTGGTTTTGGAGACCGGCGCTCTTCCAACTGAGCTACTGGATATAAAACGCCGCCCTTGGAATCGAACCTTCCGTGGCTACTCCCACGAACGCGCTCCACATTGCGCTCAGGCGGCCATATAAAACAGCCCTGGCGGAGAACCAGGGCTGTTGTTTGACGCACATCCCGTCGGGAAGTCTACCCACACCCTCGGGGATCCAAAGCTTTCTCTCGTGGCACGGGAGGTTAAGCGTGCAGCTTTGTGGGGGATGAGTCCATGCGCCATACGGTGCGAGGTTACGGAGTCGAACCGTTCCACAAAACTGCCAGCCCTGTTATGTGGCTTCCCAAACCTCGCATAGAAGCAGCCCGCAAAACGGTGAAGGAGAACAGGAAAGCATGAAAACCTGTCACAAGGAAGGAACCGTTCTGGAGGCTGCGTGGCAAGCGGCTACCGCTTAGCGCTGAACCGCTTATTAGAATTTTACATCTAAGCTTACAGACTTGAAAAGAGCTGACCCCTTCCAAAATCATGCTGTGTTTTCTTGTGCATGTTGTACACTTTGCACGTCATAAAACTCGTCCCATATTTCAGCCAGGGCCATGCATCCGCGTTTGATTCGCCGGTAGACCACCTCTGCCCCGCATACGCCGACTTCTTTTGCGATTTCTTTGTGAGACTTGCCTATGACATAGTGCTCGCAAATCGCTTCGGCGCATTCCGGCTCGGCTATCAGGCAGTATGCCCGCCGGGTGGCTTCGACACGCAGATTGCACAGGTCCGTCTCCATCCTCTGAAGCTGTCGGCGCTCGGTGTCCAGCTGCTCTACAGCAAAGCCTACCTTGTCCCCATTGCCACCACCCGCAGGCATCCCGCTCAGGCTCTGAGTGCATTTTTCGGCCACGTCCCGGATGCACTGTATTCTTTGCTTCTGGACTTCGATAGCTGCCGCAAGGTCGCGGCACTGCTGAAACCACGTCTTGACGGTGCGGTAGTCCACGCCGCTGTCAGACTTTGGCGTGTCGCTTTCAGGTATCCATGTGCGGGTCATGCTACGCCTCCTTCGGCGTAAATGCCTATTGTGAGCAGGATCCAGAACGCGATTATCGCAACCAGCAAACAAGCTTCCATGTGGTCGTTGTCAACCACCCATTCCATGAAGCATATACTCAACGCAAGAAGAATCGCGATCGCGCCAAGTATGCCAAGCGAACATAATGCAGCAATCCAAATATTCATTTTACTCCTCCATTTCTTTAATCTCAATTTCCACCCGTGGCTGTTTCCGATCAAACTCCACCCGGCTGCCATCGTGGGCGGCGACGATCTTGCTGTTGTCGTCCTCCAGCACGCGGGCTTTCACCAGAATGTCCGTGGTCGCCTCGATGAGGTTTGCCAGATCGACCCGGCGGGCGGTTTTCATGTAGTAAACGCACCGCACGTTCACGCGGTCAGAAATGGGGCTGTGCGGCCTTTTGATTTGCCGCAGGCAGTCCGTCTCATAATCCACGTAAGCCTTGCTAGGGGCCACAAAGCGCCCGCCTGAGCGGCTTTTGAGGATGCGGGCAGAGTTTTTCTTGGTGCGCGGGTCGCCGTAGAGGGTTAATTTCATCTGCCGTCCTCCACATAAAACCAGGATTGCAGTGGTCGCTCAATATCTACAGGTTCATAGCCAAATTTTGTTGCCCGAAGTCTTGTGAAATTGCTCAACAGTCGCGGTTGGTCGTAAATTTTCAGGTCGGAAATGTTCCAGCCATACAAGTCTTTCAAATCCGCATAACTCATCCCGGACTTCCATCCGGCATAGTCTTTGACTTGCGGTACTGTGAGACAGCTTCCAGAAATTGCAGACTCGATATCTTCTTTGACGACACAGTATTCAGGGCCAATGCGTCGGATGTCATCGCAAATGAACTCTCCAATGACACGTCCCATTTTTTCTGGCCATCCGCCACGGTTCCACGCGGCCACATCCCGGTTGAGGACATTCACAAACAGGCTGTCACTCCCGGCCAGAGTGCAGTATATGTAGCACTTGAAGGGAGGTTCCAGCTTCGGCCTTGTCTTGCGAATTTCTACGGTCTTTTCGCCGCTGAGAATCTTCTCGCACCACTCAGGCCGGATGTTTAAAAGAACTGCTTTATTGTTGGGCATTTTCTTCGCCTCCTTGATGTCGGTTGAGCCGCTCGTCTACATCGCTGAGAGCCAAAATATCCACGCTGTCAAGGCCCCCATGCTGTACAAGAGCGTTCAGTAAGATTAAGGATTTCGCCATATCCAGAGATCCAGATTTTCCCTCTTTCCCCTTTGCGGCTTCCCAGATGATGTTGTTCAGGATAACGATTTCTTTGCCGGTCATCTCAATGACGGCGGAACCGGGTTCATTCTTCGCAGGGTCCCAATAAATCAACGAACGGATTTTCATGTTTTCCAGCCCTCCCTCAGTAATATTCGATTTCAACCAGCGAGGTGGATACCAACTCAAAGCGACCACCTCCAAGAGGAATTTGGAGAAGTTGGTAATCTCTTTCACGACTATAAGTATCGGTGGGAACCAGATCGCCAAAAGTGTCTACAGTGATGGTGTACTTCGGTCTCCTTCTGCTGGCATAGCCCACGTTTTCGATTGCCGGGGAGTAGACCTTGATATGGTAGCATGGCTTTCTTTCAGCTCCGGCCTCGGCAGTGGCCGCACCACAGGATGTAAACCACAGCGTCACAATCAGCAATGCCGCTGACACGATAAAGCGGATTATTCTTTTTTCAGGTTTCATTTTTACCCCCATTGTTCAGCCATTGCTTTTGCAATGCCTGGAAATGTTTTTGCTCGATTTTTAGCGCGGTCGGTGGTAAACATACCCTTGTTGCGCTCATCATGTTTATGTGCGTAAGAACCAGACGGACACCATGTAGCCACAGGCTCCACAATATCGGTCGGGAACAGTGGCGGCAGAACCTTCAGCCAAAGGCAAGTTTTCTTGCTGTATGGGTGTCCATACTCATACGGTTGCACAGCTTGCGTATACGGTGGCAGGCAGAAAACTTTACTCGGCACTGGGTTTTCTACGCAAATCTTGGGAATGTCTGCCCACCAGAACCGCATAAACAGGTCGCGGCCCTGAATGCCCAACATTACGCGGTCAGCTTGAAGCTGGTGCCCTTTCCAGAGATGCCGTGCGCCGGCATTGCTCAGATATGTGCAGGGCGGGTGCGCAATGAGCAAGTCCCACTTGCCAACGTCATGCGTTACGCCGTCCATCGTCACGACTTGCCCACCCTTAACAGCCTTGAGCGCATCTCCGAGAATATGCCACTCGGGGTGTCCGCCGGACGGCTCCTGAATATCGCAGGAGTAGGCTTCGTGGCCTTTTGCCCGAAACGCCTTGCATACTTCCTGTGATTCCTCACAGGCGATAAGCACTTTCATCTGTCCGCTCCTCCGTTCGCTCCCATGTACTTCTTGCGGCCCCGCTCCCGGTGGCGGTCCTCGTGGTCGTAGTGGTAGACCTTGCCTGTGTCCAGCATCTCTCGGGTGTAAGCGGCTTCTGCGCCGCGCTGGCGCTTGAACTCGGCGTATTGGGGGCAGGTGTCGTGGCACACCAGGTGCCGAGTGGGGCAGTCTTTACACGGCGTCATCGTCATTTTTCGCGTACCTCGCTTTCAACCGCTGCTTCCAACGGCTCATTTTGGGCTCTGCCTTTTCGCCGCACTTGCTCATAAATGCGTGGTAGTTCAGATTGTCTTCCAGCAAAAGTGCGTCAATGCAGTTCATGACATCGCCGATTTCTTCTTCCAGCGACTCCCAGCATTCGGGGATAGTCTTGGGAGTCGGGTTTGAGTCATCCAGCGCCCGGCGCAGCTTGAGCGCCGCCTGTGCGGCCTCTGCCAGCTCTTCTGCCATCTGGGCGAGAATTTCGCCCTGTGAAAGATGGTCTATGATTTTAGCCATTTTTCAGCACCTCCGTCCTCACCGGTTTGATGTCCCGATACTCGGGGTAATGGTCGCCCGCCAGCTGGCAGGCCCGGAACTCTGCCGCAAACTGACTCGCGGCGTTGATGCGGTATGTAAGCGCCGCGTTCCCGTGCGGGCCGCTACACTCTACGATGACTTTGTATCTAGGCATTTTGTTCTCCTTTCTTTTTCAGCGGCCTGCGGTGGGCGGCATTCTTGAGCCAGTTGGGGCCGCTGGAGGCTTCCTCGGGCTGGCGGCTGACATGGGCGCCCTTGGCACGGATCCCACCGATGGGGTTGGTCTTGCGGTACTCCTTGGCAGAGATGCAGCCCTGAGCTTCGGCTTCATCCAGTGCCTTGCGGACATACGCCCAGCTATGGCCGCCCAGGTCTTCGCATTTTTTGATAATCTCCAAAACCAGCTCTTCGCCCAGCCGCTCCACATAACCGGGCAGCTCTTTTTCGCCAGCGCTGCTCAGTTTTCCGATGCTCTCACGAAAATAATCTATCAGATATTTCGTCGTCGTCCTCGTCTCTATATGGGAGGAGTCATCTTTAGATGACGACGACTTATCTATATCTAATATCTTATCTCTAATATCTGTATGGACATTTTTGCGGACATCGGCGTGGACATCCTGTGGACATTGTCCACAGTGTTCCGATTCAATTTGACGCTGGTTCGTTCTTTGCAACTTTTTTTGTGCTGCATAATCGGTCTCGCTTCCGACCATTTCAGAGTGGTTTGCAAGCACCAGCGTGCCGTCTTTTTCCTGATAAATCAGCCCAAGTTTCGCGTAAAGTCCCAGTGCAACGCGCACCGTATCAGTGGAAAACCACTTAGTATCACGCTGAATCTTGTCCACGTCATAGGGAATGATCACTTCGCCAATCTGCCGCGAAAGCCTGCCGTTGGTGTTGATGGTCATAAGGCAGAGCATCTGGTACAGCACAACGTAGTTTGCGCCGTTCTTCTGCCCCATGAGAAAATCCACCGCGTCAGACCGCATGAAACTGTCTTTGAACTTCAGCCAGTAGTATCTTTTTCCGGTAGCCGTGTGCCTTCACCTCCTTTGCGCGCCCGTATAGCCAGATAGCGCAACTCTCGGTTTAGAACGGCAAGTCCTCCGAATCGTCGATGACCGAAAAGTCGTCTGCGCTGCCCTGCGAATACTCCGGTACGCTCTGAGGCTTCTGCGGTGCGCTGTGAGCGGTGTTTGCTTCGCGAACATGATTTTCCGTCTGCTGGTCGAAATCACGCACAGAGGGCTTCTCTGCGGTCTTTCCGCCGCAAAAGCTCACCTGCGACGCAAGAACCTCGGTAGCTGTGCGGTTGTTGCCATTCTTGTCCTGGTACTGACGGGTCTGCAAGCTGCCTTCGATGGCGATCATGCTGCCCTTCTGGAAATACTTGGAGACGAACTCGGCGGTCTGCCGCCACGCGGTGACGTCGATAAAATCGGCCTTGCGCTCTTCGCCCTGCCGGGTAAAGCTGCGGTCAACCGCGATGCGGAATCTGCACACGTTGGTGCCGTTCTGGGTGGTCTTGAGCTCCGGGTCGTAGACCAGACGGCCCATCAATGCTACGATGTTAAGCATGAGACATTCCTCCATCTTCTTTGGGCTGTTTCTTTGCGCATTCTACGCAGAGTATACGCCCATATTTTGCCTTGCTTCGTTCCGCTGCCTGCTCAGCAGTCATCTTTTTCCCGTCCTTGGTTTTGATGCCGATGATTTTCTTTCCACAGCAGGCGCACACCGGGGCGGGAATGTCCGGAATCGGGGTGTACTTGGTGGAGTCATCCTTCCAGTACACGTTCGCGCCGATGCCCAGTGCCTTGCACGCCACGCTCTGTGCGTCGGTGTAGGCTTTTTTATAGGCGTCATCGTCCGTGCGAAGGCCGTCCCTTTCCAGCGCGATGAGCATAGAGCCGCCCACGCCGGGAATAGGAGCGCTCCACGCTTCCCCATCATCCTGCCTGACGTACAAATTCGTAAAGCACCGCACGACAACTTCGCCCTTTGCTCCGGCCTTTTCCTCGAACACCGGCGGGTCGAACTTCCAGCCCATACCAGCCGGGCCAAAAAGCTCAGTCAGCTTCTTAATACGCCACATGGGGTTAATGTCGGTCTTGCCCTTCAGGCGGCCTGCTGCGATAGGCTTCTGGGCGTCTTTGGGGACTTCCCGGCACTGCTCGTAAATGGTCATTTTATCCATGATCGTATGTCACCTCATCCATCCCGTGTACCCGGCACAGATCTGCCAGCCACCCAAAACCAGAATTGTATGCCGCCTCAATGTTGCCCATCACGTCATCTAACCCGCCGGTCTGGGTGGAGCTGATAAGCGGGAAGGCGTTCGATTCATCTGCCAAAGCAACTACGGTTTCCAGCGCCGAAGCTGCTGTGCCGAGGCTGTACTCTGCATCCGAAATGGCTTTTGCATATCCCGTCGGAGACATCCCATAATCTAATCTGCCAGGATAAAAACGGTCTTCCGCGTCGGTCGCAAGCATCATCTGGCTTACGCTCATCAAGAGGCTTGCGCATTTCGTAAGCTCTGCTGCTGCCCGATGCTTGAGCGCAAGATTCCATTCGGGGACGCTGACTGCATACCGCAGAACCGCTTTGCGGCGTTCCTTTTGTTCTAGGGTCATGTATGTCACCTCTGGTAAACCTTCTGCCGGTGCTCGTCCATAACGACGTACAGACGGCCCGGCTTTTCTGCTGCCAGCTGGTCGGCGTACTGGATGCCCGCCAGCGTGTTCGGCATGGGGATTTCGTTGACAAAACGCAAATCCGCGTCAAAGATCTGTACCGTGCTCACCTTTTTCTTCTCCTTCTTCTGGTGGATGTGCCGCAGCCGCTCCGGCTGACGATCACGCCAGCGAATCTCTGCGGCTCGCATATATCTACCGTTCATATTCCTGTTCCCTTTTCGTATACCGGTCTTTCTTTTTGCAGTAACGGCGAAGCGGAGGGAGACAGTCAACCTCCGCACGATCAATGCGCTCTTGCTCAAAAATGTACTTGTGCGGATGCCTTTTTTCATGGCGTCGGTGTCCAACGGTAGACGCAAAGCTGTTGGCTGTCTTGTATTCAAGCTTCGCAGCACACATGGCGGACGTTCCCGCCGCCACTACCTCACCGGTCTTGGCGCTGTACACGGTGTACCATGTGATATAGTGGATGTGATCAGCCGTGTGCAATGTCCTCCGCATCGTGGAGGGCTGTGAGCAGCCCGTCTGCTGCCGAATCAACTCTTCCAGCTTCATGCGCCCTTCTCCTCATTCTGCGGATACTCCGGGTTCCGGGCATGGTTGCGGACGATCTTGCCGTAGCCGCTGCGCTTATACCGTTTGTTGTCCTCATGCATCCCATAAAACGACATCGCCAGCCCGGCAGTGGATGCAACAATAATCCAAGGCGCGGCATGTGCAGCCTCGGCGATGTCCCAGCCGCCCCAGTAGGTCAGCGCAACGGCCATCAAAGAGCAGGCCCAGCGCCCTACCTGCACCGCGCCGATAATGGCCAGCAGGCCTATCGTGCCGGTGGCGACGAACGATTTGAGTTTCATTCTCTTGGCTCCTCCTTTGTATAAACCTTTTTGAGCTCGTAAAAGTCTTTCACCCACGCCATAAACCTGGCGCGGGAGATGTCAGGGCAAGGCTCTTTTGTTCCTACGGACGGCTTTGACCACTCCGGGAAAATTCCCGCCTGGATCTGTGCTCCCAGGACCTTTTCGGTCTTTGAGATGTTGTTATCCCGAAGGATCTGGACGCATTCGCCTATCGTAAGGCTCGGCTTTTGCATGGCCTGCTCCTTTCTTTCAATTTGGTTTTGCAGTGCTTTTCCACGGCTCTGTCTCTGCGAACTCACCATTTTTGAGCGTGTACCAGACGTTTTCCTTGATGTGAGCGCCGTCTACTTTTGCCATCTTTGCCCACAGCATATTGCCGTCATCGTCGTACTCGGTCAGCACAAGATAGCAGCCCAGAATGCCCCGTGCCTTACTGTGCGCGCCGTTTGCGACTGCGACATTGTCTTTTCCATCTGCTTTTGCTCTGCAATAAGCCCCAGTGGCTGCCGCCGTGCTGCAACGGCC